ATCGCCTGTCACTGTCACGGTCCCAACGGTTTTACGCTCTGGGTTTCGTGTGGTTCCCGTGATTGCGCACAGGATGTCAAGCTGTCGCCCGGTCGCTCCGTCCGGGTCTTTGCTCGATGCAAGCGCCTGACCGACTTCCCATAGCTCGGCCATGCGTTCGGCATGCAGCCCGATACGCTGCCCCGCCACGCTGTCGGCTGGAATCGAGCCGTCGGGATTGCTCCCGAGTTGCGCGCCAAAAGTGTCCTTGTAGGCGGTGTCAAGCTCTGTCTTGATCACGTCCTGCGGCTTGGGGACAAAACCTTCTAGTTGTAATCCGTAGGCCATTAGCTGGGCACTCCTGATAGCACGATACCAAGCTCTCCCAGGTCGGTATCAGCGCGGAAATCAACGGTTACGGTTCGCGCCCCGGTAAACTGCACATCGAGATACGTGACGGCGCGAATGCCAGGGACCGACAAAATCGCCGTTCGGAAGATGTCACGGATGCGGATCATGTTCGGATTTTTGACCAGGATCTCTTCATACCAGGGCAGTCCAGTTTCTTCGTCGAGAAACCATTCACCCTTGAAGAATCCCAGCCGCAGCATGACTTGCTGACGGATTCCATCGAGGTCGCCGGTCATTGCGAGTCCGGTCGCGTCTGCGTACTCATCGCCGTTTACGTCCAGCCCGAAGTCGGTGATCTTTTCGAATCTCATTTTTTCACCTCAACCGAGGTCGAGCGAAAGTCCGTAGGCGTAGGAGGTGGCGTGGTCGGTGCCGATGATGCGCCTGCCGGAGTCGGATGGGTGTGACTTGCAAGCCACGCGATGAGACCAAGCAACGGATTTGGCGACGTGAGGAAGTTCCACAGCGTGTCCCCACATGCGGCCTTTTCAAGCTCCGCCGGGGTATTGCTACCTAGCCGCAGCTTGTTACCGTCAATGTGGATCTGTAGCCCGTCGTCTTTTCCAAACGTCGCGCGGTCGGTTGGTGCGCTTGTCAGAGCGTGGCCAAAGTCGCGCAGCCCGGGAAGAAACACGGCATCGGTCAGATCGTGCCGCCGATCGTCCTCCGGGTCTACGGTTCCACCCGATACAAGCCACTTATCCAAGCTGGCTTCGGCAAACAGCAGTAGTCCGGTGTCGCCATCTGTGACGGGAAACGTAATCCGATAACCGCCCGCGCCTGGAAATTGCACCGGTACGGCTGGGATTACTGGCAAGGTTCGGACCTGGAGCGCGCCCGCTTCGTCGGTGTAGCGGTCTTTGATGAGCGGCTGCACGTCCGCCTTCTGCGCACTCGAGTCGTACCGGACGATTTTGCCCGGTAGCGCCGTATGGATCTGTGCAGCCATCGATTCGCGGAACTTGGACAGCAGATCCTGTAGCGTCGTGGGCCTGTTCACAGCGTCACTCCTTCCCCGTTTGTGTACCAGTCTTGTCCGTGCGTGTCTCCGCTGTGCTCGACCTTGACGCACTTCACAGCCACGCCAAGCGGGAAGCGCTCGCACTTGATCGAGACGTGAGCACCGGGTTTGATGTTCGCATTGAGGAGACACCGAAACGTAAGCAGCGGTTTCCCGCCCTTCACAAGCGGAGCGCCGAACTCGGGCGAACCGATCAGACCCGACTGCGGGGTCAATTCTGGCACGTCCTGACCACTGACATCGGAATCCGCCAGGATGATGACTTGCTCGTCCTGAATCGACCACCCGTAGCCAGTGCCAGCAAGCGCCTTGTCCATCTCTCGGCTTACCGGGCCATGTGCCACAAACCCCTGATCGAACTTGCCGACGAGCTTTGCGGCCACCTGCGAGACATTGCCTTGGCCCAGACCGAACGACGACACGAGCTTGCGCAGCACGTCCCCGCGCGAACTCTTGGATTTGAATGATTCCGACACGCGCGCAAACTGAAACGCCCGTTCCCCGTCTCCAGACTTGATCTCCGTCTGCCAGTCTGCTCCCTCGCGGCGGTGCGCGACTTGGCGCACGTCCCCTTGAAAGATTTGCTTTACGCCCGTTTCGACATAGCCACATTCCAAGACAAACTTGACACCTTTCGTTTGCAGAGAAGCCCGGCGCTGTGGTGACAGATTCGAGATGGTGACTTCTGCCGTGTTCGGTTCCTTTGCGGACGATTTCTTGACCGAAAACTTGACTCGCAGATCCGTGATTTCCGTTACGTCCGTCGTCAGTGACTTGTAGTCCTCCGACACTCGGTTGGCGATGAGCAGCCGCACCCGTCTGTCTTGTAGGCGACTCATGCTAAAAGGTCCGCCAGCTCGACGTAATACAGCCTGACCCGGTCTCCCAGCTCACCGTAGCCAGGGACGCGCCGCAACTCGTCGAAGTAGAAGACATCCTTTCCCGGCGTCCACGTCGGGTCAACATCGCCGCGCGACGTATCATGGAATAGGAACCCGCCCGGAGGTCTGCGCGAATCAACGCATTCGAGAATGCCGACCATCCAGCCCACAACGCACTTGAGCGATGCTTGGATCAGCACCTCGTCTGCGTCGTACATGTGCATGTACCAGCACGATTCACGGGTATTCCAGCGGAACTCCAGACGGTAGTTTAGTCCGTCGAGTTCCACAACAACGGTAAAGTGTGGCAGGTCGGTTTTTAGAGGGATCTCAACCATTACCCACCCCCAAAGGACCGGATAAAGCCCTGTGCCTTGGCGATTGATTCGTCGCCCGTCGTCGAATCCAGAATCGACCTATACCGCTCCGGTGTCTGCTTGGCTGTCGGCTGCTTTCCAGCGTCCACTTTCTTGTGGGACTTCGGAGCCTTGGCCACGACACGGCGAGTGGTTCGGTTCTCGACGATGCGAACCTCTTTAAATGTCGCTGTGAACTCCAGCGCGTCGCCCGTTTGTGCGGTCTTAGGCACGGTCAGAGACATCATCGCCATAGATTCGTAGGTGCGATCCCTGGTGATGATCTTGATCGGACGCGCTGCGATGCGGTATGCGTCAAGTTTTTTCCACGCCGTCTGGGCATACCCAAGCGTATTCGGTGCGGCTTCAAGCTGCGTGGTGGTTACAGACAGACCGCCCGCACTTATGACGCGCTGGGTCTGCTGCGCTCCGATCGGAGTATTGGTGATGATGCCGTTTACGGAAAGCTGCACCGGTTCTGGTCGGATGTGGTCGGTGATATTGCTTCCCGATTCGACAGGATGCTCTGTGACAGTCGCCGTGCTCGTATGTGTCTCGGTGACTGTGCAATCGATTGCGATGTCACCGATCATCGTCGGTCCATTGTATTTGCTCGGTTCCGCCATCTCAGCGACTCACCAGGGACGCGCTCGCCCCCTCGACTTGGCTCGACATCCACTGTTCCCACAAGCGCTGGGACTCTGCCGAGACTTCCGCACCGCTTTGGCCTGGCTGCTGCACGATGGTCGGCGCATAGGATGCGTTGATGACCTTGCTCTGTGGGGCCTCGTTTGGCGTCATGCGCACGCTTGGCGACGGCTGGGCAAATAGCCGCTGCGTCACGGTTTCCGCTGCATTTCCAACTACAGAACCAGCAGAGTCTATGGTTCCTAACAATGCCTTACCACCGCGCTTTAACGTGCCTGTGATATCCCACCTTACGTTTGCAATTCGCGCCAACATATCCAGTCGCGTGAGTAGCCCATCAATCTTGTTTGCCATCCATGAGATGCCGTCAAACATTTTGCCAAATATAAACTCCCACGCCTTTCCGACCGCTCGCACATAAAGCAGAGCAGACCGCAGCAGTTTAACTAGCCAATGCTCCCCAGGCTGCGGACCTGCTGCGAGGAATTGGTCGAAGACCTTTTTGATTTCGAGCCCGAGTTTGCCAAAAAGAGACTCCCCGCCGTGCAGGAAAACCCAGATGTCTTCTAGCGCCAGAACCACCAACGCTATGAGCGCAGCAATTGCCAGGATAGGCGCAGCAGCCGCAGCCCATGCCGCAGCACTGGCCACAGCGGAGGCGACCGCGACAGCCTGTAGGGCCAGAAACGAGATGATCGCCCCTGCGTTCGCCAGCACGATCGCGGCAAGCGTGCTCAAGATCAGCACGGCAAACAGTTTCCAGTGGTCGATTACATAGCCTATAGCCCTACCGACTAGTAATAGACCTCTACCAAATGCCTTGATGGCAGTCCCCATCGCATCAAATAGCACACGCATGCGTTGCGCTATCAGCATTCGGTTAGCTTTAACCCAATCAATAACCGCTTTCACGGCCTCATTGATTGGTTCAAGCAGAGGACTTGCTATTGCATAGCGTAATCCGTCCGCGGCAAACTTGAGCTTATCCCATGTGTCGCCGAGTGAGTCCCCAGACTCGATAAGCTCCTTCGACATCACGACGCCGAGACCGCGGGCCTCTTCGCGTAGCTTTACGATTTCCTCGCGTCCAACGGTCAGCGTCGGTATTAGCGATGCGCCTGACTTGCCAAACAGATCAATCGCTGTCGCCACCTTCCGCGCGCCGTCGGGCATCGCCTTAAACTTCTCGGCGATGTCTTCGAGCACAGCATCGGCAGCCCGAAGCTTTCCGCCTTCCGTAACCGACACGCCCAGCTTGCGGAAAACTTCCGCAGCTTCGCCGCCTCCTTCGGCTGCGGCCTCCATGTGAATCGAAAGCTTACGCAGCCCGTCGGCCATTCCTTCGAAAGATGAGCCATTGAGCTGCGCCGCATAGCCCAGCTCTTGGAGCGCCTCAGTAGTGACCCCGAGCGCGACGGATGTGTCATTCAGCGCAGAAGCCGTTTCAACCGTGCGCGTAATGACATCGCGCATCTCAGCACCAGCACGCGCTGCGCCGGACACGAGCAGCCCAAGCCCGCTTTTGACTGCGCCCAGCATGTGGTCAGCCACAGCAAACGAGGCGGCATCCACCGAGAGGCCCAGCTTTGCGAATAGCTCTCGTACAATCACTTGCGCCGCTCCTTTGTTCTCTGCCTGGCTTCTGCTGCCTCGTATGCGTCTAACAGGTCATTGGCTTTTCGCACATCCCCGAGCGACCAATAGCGATCGATTTCCTCGACCGTTCCGAGCCCGGCTTTGACCACTCGCCAGATCGGCCACTCGTCCGCAAACCACTCTATGCCGGTTAGGGGTTCGCCTTGCTCTCTGTCTTGGCCCGTGCCACGGCGAGCATCCCGCGCACGAGGTCGCGAAAATCCCCGTAGTTGACCTCGAATGCAAAGAGCGCGGCTTTGATGAGGGTCAATGTCTGCCCCTGGAACTCGTAATCCGCCACGTCCAGCAAAAGTCGCGTCTTTCCATTCGGATCGAGGACTGCGCCCTGTAGCAGCGCCTTGGTAATCTGCTCGATCTCCTCTGGCGACAGCGCGGCAAAGAGCGTGCCAAGGTGCTGCGACACATCCACGTTTTGCAGCTTGTCCACACCAGCGGACGCGAGCGCGGCCAAGGTCGGGCCGAGTGCGCCGCCGATGCTTTTCCCGATTCGGGTGAACAGCGAGATCGCGGCAAACGCCGGAAGCGGCTGAACCTGGATCTCGTACCCGTCGATACGTCGGCTCTGTGCTTGCTTCGGCATCAGGACACCGCCGCCAGTCCGCCGATCGTGATATCGCCATCAGCGAAGCTGATCGTCCATTCGCGGGCGCTGATCTCCTTGCCGAACGTCGGCGCGGGGCGCTTGCTGATCACCGCCGCTGGAGCCTGGCACACCGTGGTTCCATTCAGATCCTTGATCTGAAGCGGCCCGATTGTCTTTGCCGCGAAGGCTGCCGACAGTACATCGTTTGCCCGCGCCGATGCCATGAGGGGCAGAACCACGTTGCCCGTCCGATTGTTCATGTAGACAA